TTAGAACCGCCGGGACTGTGCCGCCATTTGTGCCGATGTCCCTTTCGAAGCGTCGGCCTCGTCCGGCGTCAAGAAGGCGAGGTAAATCTCGGTCGTCTTCACGCTGGTATGGCCCAAGTGTTTTGACAAATCGTAGAGGCTGCGTCCAGCCCGCAGCTCGCGCACGGCGAACAGGTGGCGCAGATCGTGGAAGCGGAACCGGCGGAATTCGCGGCCCTCGCGCTTCGCGCGCGCCTCGGCCGTGCGCCGAAAATGCGTGAAGTCGGACGCGGCCTGCGCGAACGCCAAGCCCCCGTCGCGGCAGAAAATGAGTTCGCTTCCCAGCGTTCGGGGCTGTGCCAGAAAGTGTGCCGTCGCCACGTCCGACAGTTCGATGGTGCGGCGCTTGTTCCCCTTGCCGACGATTTCGAGGGTGCGGGCGCGCGGGTTGAGGTCGCGCCAGCGGGCGGCCACAAGCTCCGCTTGGCGGCATCCGGTGAGTTCGGCGGCGCGGATCAGGGCGGCGAAGCGCGGCGATGAAACCGCCAGCACGGCGGCGACGTCCTCGGGCTGGGGAAGCGCGATAGGATCGCGGCGCTCGCGCAAAAGCTTGCGCTTCGACAGGGTCGGGTTGCCCTCGCGCCACTCCTGCGCTTCGGCATAGGTCAGCACGGCGCTGACGGCGGTCAGATCGCGCCGGATGGTGGCGGCGGTCGCGCCGGTCGCGCGGCGGGCGTTGATAAGGGCCTGGATGGCTTTGCCGTCGATCTTGTCGATGGCGAGCGGCGCAAGGTACGCCTCGACTTGGAGCAGGCTGACCGCGTAGCGCTTGGCGGTCGCGGGGGCTATCTGGCCGGCGGCGTGGTCGGCCCAAGCCGCGACGGCGTCTTTCCAGCCGATTTGCGCCTGCCCATGCCAGCGAGCCGCCGAGACGGCTTCAAGGCGCGCGTCGCGGAGCTTCCGAGCAGTTTTGACATCGCGAGTGCGTAAGCTCTGTCGGATTTCGACGCCTCTAACGGCGGCTCGCAGCCACCAGACCCCGCCCCGCCGATAGAGATTCCGCTCGTCTGGCACGTTTCCGCCTCGCGTTCCTCGATAAACAGTTCCAGTTTGACCGCGTCGAACGTCCAGAACTTGCCGATCCGGGCGGCGCCAGGAATCGCCCCGCGCGCCGCCATCTCTTGCACGGTGCGCAACGTGACGCAAAGCCGCTGGGCGACGTAGGGGGCGCGGACGCGCGGCCTCATGGCGCTGGGGACTCCGGCGAATTGGCGAATTCGAGCAGCATGGAGGCGAAGAGGGTCATGACGCCGGCTTCGAAGACGCCACAGTCTTCGCCGCATCGTCGATGAAGGGCTTCATCGTCTCAATCTGACCGGCTATCGTTTTCGCCGACGTGCGCAAGTTGATGATCGGGCCGTAAAGGCTTTCGACCTGCTCGACGTAGGTTTTCAACATGCCGGCGAGGGTTTCGATCTTTTGTGCGGCTTCGATCAAAGCCGGCGGCCGAGGCGGCGCGGCAGGACCGAAATCCTCTTCGCGTCGCTTGGCGACAAAGTCGACGGAAAGCTTGCACTCTTCAGCAATCCGCTTGTCCGACCAGCCTGACACATAGTCCCGCGCCTTTAGGTCGTAACCTTTCGCCAAAAGCTCCATCATCAATTGCTTGGCGAACACACTCTCTTCGGATGGAAGGATTTGATCGGCGCGCGGCTTGGACATGGTCTGCTTTCCGGATTTTTCGGCGCGGCGCGCGGCGACTTGAGCTTGCACGCAGCCGGGACAAAGATGGCGCTGATGTTTGAGGTCTACGTTCCACCCTTTTTTGCTCAACGAGCGGCGAAGCGCGGCCCTTCGCGATGGCGGCGCTTATTTGCCCGTTACTCACCGAAAACCGCCGCAACGCACGCGCGGCGGCATTGCGCGATAAAGTTGCATTATCGGGCGTAGGTTCGCCGCAGATTCCGTCCCTCAACATCTCGGACAAAGGTCTCGAATCTACGCAATATTCGTCAAAGCCCATTCGGCTTCGCCAAAACGATCGCGTCGTAGCGAGCGCGCTGTCGTACAACGGCGTCACAAAGCGCCTGTTGAACGCAGAAACACGCCCGTCGTGCTGCAGGTGCATTGTGCGGCCGTATTCCGTCGCCACCGCAAATGCATCTTCGCCGATGACGTGTCGCAAGCTCATCTCACCGCCCCCACATCGCCTCGAAGGCCGCGTCGAAGCGGGCGCAGACGCCGGGTCCGCGGAGCGGTTCGAGGTCGTTGTCTTGTTGCGTCAGGCCGCTGTGGCTGAAATTGGCGGCGCCGACGCGCAGCACGGAATGGTCGACGCAATAGGCCCTCAGATGCATCAGCGGCGTCGTCGTGTGCTTGTAACGGATCTGCGCGCCCGCCTTCTCCAGCGCCGCCACGGCGTCGCCGACGCCGGAGGCCTCCAGGTCCTCGACCTGGCGGTAGAGGCGCACGCGCACGCTGCGGCGGGCGGCCGAGGCGAGGGCCTCGATCACGGCGCGGTCGGTCAGCGCATAGGCGGCCATGTCGATCGTCGTCTGCGCGCGGCGCAGCTCGGCGACGTCGATGCGCTCCAGATCCTCGATCGGCGCGAAATGCTGCTCGACCTGCGGCGCGTCGTCGGCCCGGCTCGCGCCGACATAGAGACCGGCCGCGACGGCGACGACCGCGCCGCCGAGAACGAAAAGCGCGAAGCCACCCGCGCGGCGCAGCGCGAGGCTCATGCGGCGGCCCTTTCTTCGGGCGGCGCGGTTTCGTTGGGCGGCGGGTCGGCGGGTTTGTCGGCGGGCAGCGCGCCGGTGCGCAGGAAGGCGGTGCGCGCCTCCAGCCCGCTCTGAAACTCGGCTGCCGACAGGCTGATCGTGGCGACGTTTTGCGCGAACGCCTCGTCGGCGTCTTCGCCGATCGTTTTCAGGATGCCGTCGAGGTCCTCGGAAAACGCCGTGCGTGCGTCCTCGGCGGCCTTCACGAGATCGATCATCGTGCGGCCGAAGGCGGCGATGCGCTCGCCGATCGCCTTGTCGGCGCGGACGCGCATGTCGCGCAGCGCGTCCTTGTGCTCGGCGTTGGCGGCCGAGACGACCTCGGCGTGCCGGTTCAACAGATCGTCCATGCGAGCCTCCTAGAACGGAATTTCGTCGTCGAAATCGGCCGGCGCCCGGCTTTGCGCGGGCGGCGCGGGCTCGCGCGTGCGCGTGGTTCCGTAATCGTCGGGCGAGGGCGGCGGGCGGTCGGCCTTGTCGAGCAGCAGCAGCCGGCCCTCGAAACGCAGCACGATCTCGGTCACGTAGCGCTCCGCGCCGGCGGAATCGACATATTTGCGCGTTTCGATCTGCCCCTCGACCATCGCCTGCGAACCCTTGCGCAGGTAGGCTTCGGCGATGCGCACGAGGGCTTCGTTGAAGATGACGATCTGATGCCATTGCGTGCGCTCTTTCGGCTCGCCGGTCGATTTGTCCTTCCAGCGCTCCGAGGTCGCCAGACTGAAACTGGCGACCTTCGCGCCGCTTGGCAGCGCCTGCACTTTCGGGTCCTTGCCGAGATGGCCGACCAGGGTCGCGCGGTTGAAACTCGCCATGATCGTCTCCTCAGCGGGTCGGCATGACGACGCCGAATGCGCCGCCGTGGCAGGTCATTTTCATCACGTCGCCGGAATAATTGTGGGCGAAGGTCAGGAACTCGCCGTCGAGCGATCCCGCCATGTCGGCGAGATAGACGGCCTGGAACATGGCGACGAATGGACGCGAGACCTCCTCGCGCGTCGAAATCTCGACGACGGCCTCGCCGCCCTCGCCGTCCTTCGCTGTCAGTTTCAGACGCTCGGCGGCGGCGTCGATCTCGACGATCTTGCGGGTCTGCGTCATCGTGCGCACGCGGGCGATGGCTTCCAGGAACTCGGCGCGGTCGACGGTGAACTCGCCTTCGAAATCGGCTGGCACGACGCGGTCGATATCGGGCCACGTCCCGTCCAAAAGCTTGCTGGTCATGCGCGCCGGCCCCGCCTCCAGCGCCGCCAAGGTCGCGCCGAGGCGCAACACGACCTCCGCGCCTTTCACCGACGCCGCCAGCTTAGCGAAATCGCGCACGGCGTTCTCGGGCAGCGTGACGTCGACGGGCGCGATCGCGATTTCCGTGTGCGCGAAATACGCCGTGTGCCCATTGGTTGAAACGAAGCGCAGATGCCCGTTTGAAGCGTTTAGGTGCGCGCCTTGGAGAAAAAACCGCGTCGTGTCTTGGCATATGTGCGGCGCGGCGGCGTCGAGCCAGGCGGCCAGTTTCTCGCCGGGCATGCGCGCCTCGACGGCGTCGCCCTGCATCGCCGCGAGCTGCGGAAAATCGGCGGCGGACAAGGTCGGCAGCAGGAAGCGCGAGCGACCGCAGACGAGACGCAGGCTCAGCGTATCGGGCAGGAATTCGCAGGCGAGCGCCGCGTCCTTCGGCATCAGTTTGACCGCGTCGTGCAGTCGCCGGGCGGCGACGCAAATCTCGCCTGGGCGCTCGACATTGGCGATGGCGCGCGCGCTCGCCTCGCGTTCGAGATCGCAGGCGGAGATCTCAATCTCGCCGTCGCGCGCGACGATACGGAAGAAGCCGAGGATGGCGATGGTCGAGCGCGTCGGCACGACGCCGGCGACGGCGTTGAGGGCGTCCAGCGCGGTCTTGACGGGAAGCGTGAATTTCATGGGCCGGCCCGGAAATAGCGCTCGACGGTCTGATCGAGGTTGTGGAAGGGATAGAAGGCGGGATCGGTCGAGGCGAGGTTGCGGCCGAGCACAAACAGGGCTTCGCGAATGTCGCCGCCCATCAGCCGCATCAGCGCCTCGTCGGCGTCGTCCAACGCCACCAGGCCTTCCCGCGCCTCTTTCGCGCCGTCGTCGAAACCTTCGTCGTAGCGATCGGGCGCCTCTTCCTCGCCCCGCTCAAACCCGCGTTCGTAAGCGGCGTTTTCGGCCTGTTCGAACAGGCCGTAGCCGTTGGCGGCGCGCTCGACGTCGGCCGCGTCGAACAGAGCGTCGAGCCGCAATTGCCGGCCGTGCCGCCGCTTCAGTTCGGCGGCGAGATCGGCGTCGGAGATGGCGCGCAAGTCGGTCATGGCGAAATCCTCCGCGACGGTTTTTCGGCGATCAGGCGGGCGCGCACGGCGCGGCGGCGGGCGAGTTCGCCCAAGACTTCCGCGCCGTCGCGGGTGACGCGGAAGCCGGGGCGCGCGCCGTCCGGGCCGGCGCTGCGGATGATGAGGCCGCGCTGGGCGAGCGCGCGCGCCGTGACGCCGGCGCCGATCAAGGCCCCGCCGCGCTGGCAGGTTTCCAACGCCTCCAGCATGGTCAGGCTTAGGCCTTTGAGCGGATCGCGACGCCGCCAGCGGCCGTTGCGGATGATCGCGCTAGACAAGGGGGACCTCGCGAGAGGCAATTTCGTGCGCGAGGGCGGCGGCGGCGCTTTCGTCGTAGCCGAAAACTTCGGCGAGGGCGCGAAGGGCGCGTTCGGTCGGTTGCAGCTTCAGCCGCAGCGTTTCTCTTTCGAACACTTCGACATGCAGCTTTCGGCGCAGCTCGACCATTTCCTGCGCCATGGCGGCGGAAGCCTTGGGATCGGGGCAGACGCGCAGACGTTCGACGGTCTGCCGTGCGAATTCCTCGGCCTGCGTGTGCAGGCGCGATTGCAGCGCGACCTTGTCCGCCGTCAATTCGCGATGCGCCTCGTTGAGGTGCGCCACCGTCTCGCGCAGCGTGGCGTTGGCCTGTTTCGCCTCGGCGAGATCGCGCTCCAGGCCCTCAATGCGCTCCTGCAACAGGCCGTTGTCCTGCCGCGCGCGATGCAGATCGGTCTCGAACTCGGCCTTGAGGTCGGCGTAGTCGGCCGCGAGGCGGTCGAAGCGCTCTTGCAGCTCCGCCCTGAGCCATGACGCCTTGCGTGCCGGCTCGGACGCGGAGAGATGGTCGAGGCCTTCGCTCACGACAGGCCTCCTGCGGCAATGGCCACGGCGGCGACGCCGAGCAGGAACACGCCGAGGGCGAAAGCTTCGGCGAGATCGAGGAGATATTCGCGCAACAAGACCGACGCCTCGTCGGCGGGCCGCGCGTCGGCGGCAGAAAGGCGGGACATGGGACACTCCGGGACGGAAGAGCGTGCGTAGCATATGCGTATTTTCATACGCGTCAATGGGCCGCGTAGGCAAATACGCACATTCATAATTTATTTTGCGCGCGCGTCCGGGATAGGCTTCGAGGCCTTGGGGGGGGAGGCGAATATGCGGGTTTGGGGCGCAGCGATATTGGGCATGATGGCGGTCGCCAACGCGCGAGCCGCCTGCAATATCGAGGGAAGCTACCGCAGCATCGATGGCGTGATCGTCAAGACGCCGCGCTGCCAAGACAAGGCCGGCGCGACCTACGTTTGCGGCGATGGCAGCTTCAGTTTCGCCCGCCATCGGCGAGGGGCCTGCAACGGCCACGACGGCGTTAAAGAGACGCTGCCGCCGCCGGCCGCGGCGCCGTCTAGCCCCTAAGCGTCGCCCAAGCGAGCAGGACGAACAGCAGGACGAGCAGGAGCGCGGGGCCAGCGCAGCCGCGTTGCAACTTGTTGGGGCGTGCGCCGCAGGCGGGGCAACTCGCGGCGCTTGTGGCCATGGGCTGGCCGCAGGCGGCGCATCGGGTCAAGGTTGGCATGTTGCCTGCGAGCCGATTTTCCGGTGAGTCCGACCCTCTATTTGTTGAACAACTCGGCCGTCGTCAAAACCCGGTGCACGTGCAGCACGTGCCCGATGGCGAACTTGATCTCCGCGGCCGGATTAATCTGGCGGCAGGTCCACCCGGTCGAGGTCTGCCTTTCCAAAATCTTGATCCAGCCCTGGACGCCGCCGTTCTCGCCGCGCGTCTGCACGACGACGGAATCGCCTGCGCGAGGCGGCTTGTGCGGATGGACGAAGCACAGATCGCCGGGGTTGTGTTTCGGCGACATGGAGTCCCCGGTGACGAACACGGCGTAGGCGTCCGGCACATGCTCCAGCGCGGGCGGCCGTTCGACCAAATCGATGGGCTCGCCGAGCGTCATCGCGCCGGCGACCGCCCCGGCGGCGTTGCCGAGCACGGGAATAAGGCCCGGCGGCTTGGACGGCGTTGACCGCCGCTCCTCAGCGGGCGCGCCGCGCGGGGCGAGCGCGATCAACTCGGCCGGATCGAGCGCGAGAACTTGAGCCAATGCGTTGATCGAAGGTATGCTGAGGCTGGCGCGCGGCCCGCGGAGGTCGAGTTGCCTCAGCGTGCCCCGATCAAGCCCTGCCCGCTCGCAAATGGTGTTGCGTGTCGGCGCGCCGGGCAACTTCAGCCGTGCTTCGTCTATTTTGGCCAGCAACGGATTGTCGCTCGGTTTTTCCTGCGTTCGCGCCATTTCCACTTCAATCCGCCGCGTCAACGCGGGTCGTTTTCGTATTCTTTCACGCGCGCGGAAAGGAGACAGTTCTACGCTTGACAATGCGTAAAATCATACGCTAACTTCATACGCATGACGGCCATCGACCAACTGCTGGACATCGTCGCCCGAATGAGCGCGGCTACGGGCCTTTCGGAATCGACGATCTCCTCGCGCTATCTCGGCGGCGGTTTCGTCGCGCGCGATCTGCGCGCCGGCCGCGACATGGGCGCGCGGCGCATTCAGCGCGCGATGCTGGAGCTTTCGCGCGCGTGGCCGGCTGAAGCGGAATGGCCGATCGAGATTCCGCGGCCCGTCGATCAAGCGGCGGAGTGAGCCATGGCGCGGGATTTCGAACCCTTTCGGGAAACAACCCGCGTGGGCGAGGGCGCAGTGAAGTCGACCTTGGCCGACACGCATCCTCGGTTCGCCGCTTTCCTTGACGAAATTCTACTGGGGCCAGGATCGATCGAAGATCGTTTGCAGGGAGTCTTGCGCATGGCGCACGGCGCGATCGACGGAGAAGGGGAACTCGTCGCGGGCCTTCTGCGCCTTGCCGATCTCGCGCAAAATCTCGGCTTCGATCTGACGACGGTCGGCGTCGGAGACCGGGCCGCGCAAGGCGGCGGCGGCGAGGCGGCGTTAGGCGTTGATGAGCCCAATGCCCTCCAAAATCTTGGCGAATTCCGCCTCGTTGCGCGGTCGAAGTTCCTGCATGTGCTCGCATCGCTCGTCTGGGGCGATTCAGCCTCACGCGCCGCATGTTCTCCGTCAAGTCAGGTTTCGGCATGACTGCCGACTTCTCTCCCCTTCATGCGACGGGCCGCTTTCAACTCGGCCTCGACGCATGCGGCCAGCCGGTCGTGCGACCGCTGGCGGAAACAGGCCGTCCGTCCTCCCAGCCCGTGACGGTCTCACTCTCCTCCGGCCGTGACCGGCGGCCGGAGGAGCTTTTTTTTTCAGGTCGAGCCCGGCCTAGCCGGGCTGCCGTTCCGCGTCGCGCTCGCTTTCGTCATCGCATTCGCCGGCCTCGCCGGCGTTCTGCTGCGTCTCTCCGCGCGGCTCGTCGCCGCGTGGCGTCCCTTGGTTTCGGCGGCTCGGGCGTCCCTTCCCGTCCGCTGATGTGCGTCCCTTCCGTCTTCCGCAGCCTGTGTAGCTCAAGCGCGGAGGACGGTGTGTCCAAAGATGAGGACAAAGTGTCCAAGCCAATCTCCCTCGACGATCTCGCGGCCGGATGGCTGGCCGACATGGAAGCCTGGGCGCGCCGCGAAGGCGCGTCGCGAGACGAAGCCCGGGCGCGGGTCGCGCGCCAGACCGGCGTGTCCGAGGGATCGCTGGAGCGTGTCCGGCGCAGAAGACTGAAGGGGATCAGGGGTTATGTCGCGGACAGAATACGGGCGGCTTTCGTCGCGGCTTTGGCTGCGGAACGCGCGCGATTGGATCGCGAACTCATGGTGGCTGAGCGCGCTGGCGGCGTGGCTGCGGATGCGGCGGGCGAGGCGCGCGCTGCGCTCGACGCGGCGCAAAGGCTGATCGAGCGGGGTCGCGCACATTCATGATGTCCGCGCCGGAAATCGCCGAGATCAACCGCCGCGTGAACCTGCGCGAGCTGGCGATGTCGCTCGGCGCGAAGTTCAAGGGCGCGTCCAACAATGGAAGCTGCCCGATCTGCGGCGGCGAAGGCAAGCGCACGCGCTTCGCCATAAAACGCAAAGGCGGGGCGGAGGCCTGGGTCTGCGCGGTCTGCCAGACCGGCGGCGACGCGATCGCGCTTGTGCAAAAGGTCAAGGGCCTCGATTTCCGCGCGGCGGTCGCCGAACTCGGCGGCCCCGTCAATTTGGCGCCGGAGGAAATCGCCAGGCGCGAGCGCGCGGCGGCGGAAAAGGCCGAGCGCGAAGCGGCGGCGAAGCTCAAATTCCGCGAGCGGGCGCGGCGCGAGCTTTACGCGGTCTGGCAGGCGGCGGCGCCTTTCCTGGGCACGCCGGTCGAGGCTTATTTGCGCGGGCGCGGGCTGACGTGGCGGCTGCAGGACCTCTGTCTGCGCTACGCGCCCGACCTGCCCTATTTCGACGGCGAGACGGTCGACGAGGCCGGCCGGCGCGCGCCACGCCTCGTGCATCGCGGCCCCGCCATGCTCGCCGCCTTCGTCGGCGCCGACGGGCGGTTCATGAGCCTGCATCGCACCTGGATCGACCCGCGCCAACCCGGCGCGAAGGCGCGCATCGCCGATCCCGAGACGGGCGAAGCCTTGCCGGCGAAAAAGATGCGCGGGCACAAGCAAGGCGGCTGGCTGCGGCTGCTCGGCGTCGAGGCCGATCCGCGCCGATGCGTCGTCGGCGAGGGCATTGAGACCGTGCTGTCGGTGCGCGAGGCCGAGCGCGACGACCGGTTCTATTTCGCCGCCGGCGACCTCGGCAATCTCGCCGGCGCGGCGATGGATACGCTCGCCCATCCGACCCTGCGCCAGCGCAACGGTCGGCCGCTGCGCGCGCCCGACGCCGAGCCTCGCTTCGACAGCGAAGCGATGCCGCTGCCGGCGGCCTGCGTCGATCTGTTGCTGCTGAAGGACGGCGACAGCGACGCGTTCACGACCGAGCTGGCGATGCGCCGCGCCGCCGCGCGCCATGCCGCGCCCGGCCGCACAATCCGCTGCGCCGACGCGCCGGAGGGGAAGGATTTTAACGACGTGCTACGGGGGGCTGCGTGAGCGATCGGGATGTTTTGCAATTGCGGATGCGCGTCGCCGATCAGGAGACGGAAATCGAGCGGCTGCGTCAGAAGCTGAAGGAGGCGCGAGCGCAGACAAGCGTCAAGACCGCCGGTCAGGAGACGGAAATCGAGCGGCTGCGTCAGAAGCTGAAGGAGGCGCAAGCGCAGACAAGCGTCAAGACCGCCGGTTATTCGCCGTTGGCTTGGGGCCTGACGCATGCGGAAGCGGAAGTTCTAGGTTTGTTGATTGAGCATCCCGTAGTGTCGCGCGACTGTGTGCTTATGAGGTTGTACCCAGATCGGCCGGTGCGAGATTGGCCAAACAAGCGTTCGGTTGATAGTATTGTTCGGCGCATGCGCCGGAAGCTAGCGCCGCGCGGCATTGAAATTTTCAAGGTTTATAGCCAAGGTTATCGTCTTGATGATCATGCGCGCGCCGCTCTGCGCGAGGCGCGAGCGGCCTGATGTCGGACCCTCGCGAAGACATTCACCACGCCGTCGCGTCGGCGCGGGTGATGAGCGGTCCCGACGCTCCGCCGGCCGATGCGCCCGACGACGAGGATTTCGGCCTGCCGCCGGAGACCATCGCCGCCGCGCCCGACGTCGACCCCGCGGCGATCGCGCGCTGCGCCGCGCTCGACCCCTCCGACACCGACAACGGCCGCCGGCTGATCGAGCATTTCGGCGAGAACCTCGTCGTGGTCGCGCGCGACGGCGACGCCGGCGGCGACTGGATCGCCTGGGAAGGCCGCTATTGGGACGCGCAGGACGGCGCGGCGGCGGCCATGCAGGCGGCGCAAAAGATCGGCGAGCGCATCAAGCTCGAAGTCGAGTTTTTGAGCGCCAGCGATGCGGAAGCGAAAACTTTGCGCGAGGCGCGCGCGCTCGCCGACGACGATAAGAGCGAGGCCGCCGACGCTTTGCGTCAGGAGGCGACCGAGATCGTCAAGCGCGTGCGCAGCCGCAAGGCGGCGCGCTGGAAATTCGCGGTCTCCTCCAAGAACTCGGCGCGCGTGCGCAGCGCGCTCGACATGGCCGCGCCGCATCTGCGCCGGCCGGCGACCGTGTTCAACGCCGATCCCTTCCTGATCGTCGCCAACAACGCGACCCTGCGCATCGTCGTCGAGGACGATCCCGACTGTCCCGATCCCGACATCACGCGCAAGGCCGCGCGCGTCGAGGCGGTCCCGGAATTCCGCCGCGAGGATTATGCGACCGGCCTCGTGCCCTGCGACTATCGGCCCGACGCCGACTGCCCGAAATGGCTGCGGTTCCTCGACGACACGATGGACGATCTCGACCTGCGCCACACGTTGCAGGTCTATTCCGCGACCGGGATGCTCGGCCGGCTCGAACAGCGGCTCGCCTATCACTACGGCTCCGGCGCCAACGGCAAGAGCGTGTTTCTCGCCGTGCTGATGGGCGTCATCGGCCCCTCGCTCTGCGTCGGCCTGCCGAAAGAGACAATCATGGGCCAGGGCGAGCGCGGCGCGGGCCAGGCCTCGCCGGACCTGATCCGTCTTTTCGGGAAGCGCATGCTGCGCGTCGACGAATTGAAAGACGGCGAACAGCTTCGCGAGGACCTCGTCAAGCGCCTGACCGGCGGCGACCCAATGACGGTGCGCGGCCTCTATTCCGGCTATCTCGAATTTGCCAATGTCGCGACGCCGCATATGAGCGGCAACGGGCGCCCGCGCATCGACGGGACGGACGAAGGCATCTGGAGGCGCATCACCGTCATCCATTGGGCGCGCACGATCCCGGAAGCCAAGCGGCGCGATTTCAACGAGATCGTCACCGATCTGCTGACCGAGCGCTCCGGCATCTTCAACTGGCTGCTGGAGGGCGCCAAGGACTACGCGGTCAACGGGCTCACCATCGCGCCCTCGGCGCGGCTGGCGACCGAGGAATACCGGCAGGATCAGGACCCGATCGGCGAATTCGCCGCCGCCTGTCTCGCCAAGCGCGAGGGCGAGCGCGTGTCGGCCGGACATCTGTTCCGCGTCTACGAAGCCTGGTCGCACGCCAATGCGCGCGCGAAATTCGGGCAGACGAAATTCGGCCGTGAGATGGCGAAGCGCTACGACCGCTGGTCCGACGGCGTGACGCGCTTCTACCGCAACATTTGTTTGACCGTGGAGGCGGAAGCGCTGCTGCGCTCCGCCCCGCCGCCGGCGGCTGGAGACGACGAGCGATGACCCGCATCCGCCCCTCCAATCGCCGGTTAGGCGAGACGCTGGCCGTGGAATTCGCGCAGCTCCGCTATGCGGTGACGGTCGGCTATCTCTCCGACCACAAATCGCCGATCGAGATTTTCGTCTCGGCCGAGAAGACCGCCTCGGCGATCGAGCCGCTGGCGCGCGACGCCGCGATCCTGATGAGTTTCGCGATGCAGTTCGGCGCGAGCGTCGCCGACCTGCGCGCCGCCGTCTCGCGCGGCGATCGCGGCGAGCCTGCGAGCCTCGTCGGCGCCGTGCTCGACGCGGTCGCCGCGTTGGGGGAGGCGTAGATGGCCCCGCCCGTCGGCGCGCTGTCGCGGCGCATCGCAGAGGCTCTTCGCGCGCAATCGCGCACGTCGGGCGAGGTCGCGGAAGCCATCGGCGTCCCGGCGAAAATGGCTTCCAGCGTCCTGAACCGGCTGCGGCGCGCCGGACGCGTGCGCGTGGTCGGCCGCAGGCATTCGCCGGGGGCGCGATTGTCGAATGTCTGGGCGTTGGCGGAGGTCGCGCCGCGCGCGCAGCCCGTCCCGCGCGCGCCCGTCTATCTCGACGCCGCGCCCGCCAGCCTGACCGCCGCCCTTCTCGGCGATCCGCTTCCCGGGCGGTCCGCCCTTGATCAACGCAAGGCTGGCCGATGATCCCTTACGAAGATTTCCTGCGCGCCAAAATCCCGGTCAAACGCGCCGACGATCCGGCCGCGATGGTCGAGCCGCACCTAAGCCTGAAACCGCATCAGCGCGCGAGCGTCAAATGGCTGGTCGCCGGCGGCCGTCGCGCTTTGTTCGCGAGCTTCGGCCTCGGCAAAACGCGCGTGCAACTCGACGCGCTGCGCTGCATCCTCGACGCGCATGGCGGCCTCGGCCTCGTCGTGCTGCCGCTCGGCGTGCGTCAGGAATTTTCGCGCGACGCCGCGGCGTTGGGCATGACGGTCAAGTTCATCCGCCGCGCCGACGAGATCGAGGAGGGCGTGCGGCTCTATCTCACCAACTACGAAAGCGTGCGCGACGGCAAGCTCGACCCGCGAAGCTTTCGCGCCGTCTCGCTCGACGAGGCGAGCGTTTTGCGCGGCTTCGGCGGCACGAAGACCTTTCGCGAGTTCATGCGGCTGTTCGAAGGCGTGGCTTACAAATTCGTGGCGACGGCGACGCCGAGCCCGAACGATTATATCGAGCTGCTGGCCTATGCCGCTTTTCTCGAAATCATGGATGTCGGCCAGGCGAAGACGCGGTTTTTCAAGCGGGACTCGACGAAGGCCGACAAGTTGACCTTGCATCCGCACAAGGAACGTGAGTTCTGGCTGTGGGTGGCGTCATGGGCTTTGTTCATCCAGAAGCCGAGCGATCTCGGTTTCGACGATGCCGGCTACGATCTGCCGCCGATGCGGGTCGTCACGCATCGCGTCGAATGCGACATCACTGGCAAGGGCGAGGATCGAGGCGGGCAGAAATTCCTGTTCGCCGACGCCGCGATCGGCCTCTCCGGCGCCGCGCGCGCCAAGCGCGACACGCTCGACGCGCGCATCGCCCGCGCCAAGCAGATTCTCGCCGACGATCCCGACAGCCATTACTTGATCTGGCACGATCTCGAAGACGAGCGGCGCGCGATCGAGCGCGCGATCCCCTCCGCCGTCACGGTCTGGGGTTCGCAGGATCTGGAGGAGCGCGAGCGGCGCATCGTCGATTTCTCCGACGGACGGCACAAATATCTCGCGACCAAGCCGGTGATCGCCGGTTCCGGCTGCAATTTCCAGCGCCATTGCCGCAAGGCGATCTTTCTCGGCATCGGCTTCAAGTTCAACGACTTTATTCAAGCCGTGCATCGCATCTATCGGTTTCTGCAAACCGGCGAAGTCGAAATCCACATCATCTTCGCCGAAACGGAAGGTCAGATTTGGCGCACGCTGCAGTCCAAATGGGAACAGCATAACAGGCAGGTGGCGATCATGAGCGACATCGTCCGCAATTTCGGCCTCTCTCACGCCGCCATGGCCGCCGCGCTGGAGCGCGCGATGGATTATCGCCGCATCGAGGTCGCCGACGCGCGCTACCGTCTCGTCAACGCGGATACGGTCGACGAGACGAAGCGCCTGCCGGAAAACAGCGTCGGGCTGGTGCTGACCAGCATCCCGTTCTCGATGATGTACGAATATTCGCCGAGCTACCGCGATTTCGGCCATACCGACGACGACGCGCATTTCTGGGCGCAGATGGATTATCTGATCCCCTCGCTCTATCGCGCGCTCGCGCCCGGCCGGTTGGCGGCGATCCATGTCAAGGATCGCATCGTGCCCGGCGGCCTCAACGGTTTCGGTTTCCAGACCCTTTCGACCTTCGGCCCCGACACCATCCGCGCGTTCCAAAAGCACGGCTTCGCCTTCCTGGGCGAGAAGATCATCACGACCGACGTCGTGCGCGAGAACAACCAGACCTATCGGCTCGGCTGGACCGAGCAATGCAAGGACGGCTCGCGCATGGGTTTCGGCGTGCCGGAGAAGCTTTTGTTGTTTCGCAAGCCGCAAAGCTCGGCCGAGACCGGCTACGCCGACACGCCCGTCGTCAAGGCCAAGAAATGGTACGTCGACGAGGACAAGGCCAAGGGCGTCTTCGGCCATTGGGACAATCCGGACGGCTACAGCCGCGCGCGCTGGCAGATCGACGCGCATGGCTATACGCGTTCCGATGGTGATCGCCTGCTGACGGCGGAGGAGATCGTCAACCTCAAATCCGAGCAGGTATACAAGCTCTGGCGCGAGTTCTCGCTCAAGACGGTCTATGATTTCGAGCATCACGTGAAGGTCTGCGAGACTTTTGAGGAGCGCGGGCAACTGCCGTCCGGCTTCATGCTGATGCCGCCGCATTCGCCCCATCCCGACGTCTGGAGCGACATCACGCGCATGCTGAGCCTCAACACCTTGCAGGCGGCGAAGAGCAAGGAAATGCATCTGTGCCCGATGCAATTCGACATCGCGCGCCGCGCCGTCGCGCAGTGGAGCAACCCCGGCGACGTCGTCTACGATCCCTTCGGCGGCCTGATGACGGTGCCGATGATCGCCGTCGAGCTGGGCCGCATCGGCTGGGGGACGGAGCTTTCGCATCCCTATTTCCTCGACGGCGTCGCCTATGTGAGGGCGGCGGCGGAGAAGCTCGACGCGCCAAGCATGTTCGACGCGCTCGCCGTCACCGATCCGCGCTTCGGCGCCAAGGCCAAGCTGGAGGCGGCGGAATGAGCCTCTCTTGCGACTACGATTGGGAGCCGGACCCCGGCGATATCTGCTGGGAATTTCCAAAGGGATTCGAGCCGCTGTCGACGAAGACGACGCGCAAATGCTGCTCATGCGGCCATAAGATTTCGCCAGGATCGCCCGCGCTGCGCTTTCGGCGTTGGAAGATCCCGGAATACGATGTCGAGTTGGCGATCTACGGCTACGACGGCGACAACGGGCCGCCGCGCGCCCCTTGGTTTCATTGCCTCGACTGCGGCAATATCGCGCTGTTTCTCGCCTCTCCGCCGCTCGACTATGCGTTCCGCATAGACGACAGCATGCGCGAGCTTTCGCGCGAATACGCCGAACAGGTCAAAGCCGGACAGGCGGGCTGTCTATGACCCTGCGCGTCCTCGATATGTGCCGCGTTCTCCATGCCGCACGCGCGGCCTGCGAAGGCGCGCGCCCCGCAGCCCCGGAAAGGGGCGTTTCGAGCCTGACGCGTATGACAGGTTCCTGACGCGTTTCAAACAAACATGTAAGGGCGAAAAGAAAAGCGTCGGCAAAGGCTTGGGGAAGTTTCTGACGCGCTGACGCGTTTCTCGCGCGTATATGTATGAGAAGAGGGGTTGAGGGGCGAAAAGAAAAACTTCTCACACGTATATAGGAAAAAACCTGTCAGACGTGTCAGGAAACGAAAAAGATAAAACGGCGCAAAGGTTTATTTCCTGACATGTTTGTTATCAACCTGTCAGGGACGCGTCAGACGCGTAAGACCGCCGAAAACGGCGGCTTTTTCCAACAACGGGCGGCTTAATTGGACTTGGCGATAGACGATCCGGTCTCGGCTCTCGCCCAACGCGGCGAGGCGTGGGGCATGCGCATCGGGATTGTCAACAAAACCCGTCACGATTTGGCGATCGACGCCTACGGTCAATTGGAACGCGGCCCAAATGGCGGCACGTTGCGGCGACGGCGCAAGGCTCAGCCCGTCGAGGTCGCGGGCGTGATCTGGGTTTGCGCGAGCGTGCTGACGGGCGCCGAGTTCCGCGTCGCCGACGATCTTTACCAGATCGGCTTTCGCACCTTCGCGCCGCATATGGTGCGCGTCATGCCGCGCGCGCGGCTCGCCGGCGGTCGGCGCGGCGTGCGCACGATCGATCTGCCGGTGTTCGCCGGCTACGTGTTTGTAGGTCAGCCGGCGGGCTTGCGCGTAGCTAAACGCTCGCATCCGCAAATCCTCGATCTCGTCGGCGTCGGCGGCGAACCGTCGCGCATTCCCGCCAGTTTCATCCGCGAGGCTTGCAACCAATGGTGCGCCGGCGAATGGGACGGCGTGCGCGTCAAGCGCGCGCAGGCCGAAAAGTTCAAGCCGGGCGAGACAGTGCGGATCGAGCGCGGCCCGTTCGCGGGCGTGCTGGGCGTGATCTCCGGCTTGGCCGGCGCGTCGCGGTTGCGGCTGGAGGCGGCGCTGTTCGGTGGCGTCGCGCCGATCACTGTTGACAGGGTTGAGGTCGAATTGGTATAGGTCAATAGTCGCGGTTCGGCGATGGTGGCTTGCTGACGCTCAGGCGTCCCACCGTGCCGCCGCATTGGCGAAACTCTCCAAAATGTGCGCTTGCGCCGAACGTCGGGCCGCCTTGCTGCGCGCCGCCGCGTCCCTATCCGCTGGGGACAAGGCGGACGCGCGCGCGCAATTGGCGTTCGTCGCATCATCCGCCGTCGCCGATCTGCGCGCCGTCGCCGCCTCCGCCCGCCTCGCATCACGAGCAAGGCTCGCCCGATGATCGCGCTGCGCGTCTCCAGCGATCTCGACAAGATGGCGAAGGGTCTGGAAGCGCAGCAGGCGCGCGTGCTGCGGGCGATCGCGCAAGGGCTGCAGGACGGCGGCAACCTCACGCGCACGCAGGTGCGCAAGGCGATGCGCGCGCAGACCGGCCTGCTGCGGCTGAAGAGCGTGACGTCGCGCGAGCGCACGATTAACCCGTACGTCTCCGGCCTCGCGCCGAAGTCGGGCGTCGGCCCGGTGCGCGGCCCGAGCCTAAGCTACACGATCGTCTATCGCGGCAAGCCGCCGACCAAGCCCGCCGAGTTCAAGACGACGGTGAAGACGGGGCGCGGCGGTGGCGTGACGGTCTGGATGTGGGCCGTCGCGCACAAGTTCCAGCGGTCGTTTCAGCAGAAGTTCAAGGGCGGCCTGCGCATGCGCATCGCCGGCGCGCGCCTGCCGATCCGTTCGTTCAAGGGGCCTAACCTCGCGAAGGAAGCGGTGAAGGATGATGTCGCATCGACGTTCCTGACGCAATCCGTCGCTCTCGTCCCGGCCGCCATTGAACGCCGGCTCGCCCGCGCGCTGTGACCTTGAAGCGTGGATGTTTCACGGGTCCTTCCCCGCCCCCGCGACCCCCGCGATGCGGCGGCAGTCCGGAAAAACGGTAGTCGGGGCTTTGGTTTTTAGGATCAACGGTGTCAACGCCTGATCTCAATACCCTCAACGCTCAGCCGCAGTTCGCGTCGATCACCGATCTCGCGGCGATGCTGAACGTCGACAAGGCGGCCGTGTCGCGCAAAGCCGCGCGACTGGAGGCCAAGGGGCTGTTGAAATCGCAATCGGCCGGACCGGGCCGGCCCAAGATGATTGAGGTCGCCGCCTATCTCGCCGCGACCGAGCAGACGACCGACGCGATCCGCGCCGCCAACGGCGCCCTCGCCCGCGCCGAGCCCGCCCGCGCCGCCGATCCGAGCCTCGCGCAGGCGCAGACGCGCCGCGCGCTCATCCAGGCCGATCTCGCGCAGATCGAACTCGACAAGGCGCGCGGCATGCTCGTCGCCGTCGAGGACGTGCGGGACGCCGCCGCGCATGCCGGCGGCGAGCTGGCGCGCGGCCTCTCGGCTCTGTCCGCTCGCGCCGCCGAGATCGCCGCCGCCGTCGCCCGCGACGGCGAGGCCGGCGCCCGCGCCGTGCTGAAGTCCATCGAGCGCGAGCTGCGCGAGCGGCTCGCCTCCGACATGTCGCTGCTGGCCGCCGGACCGGCGCAGGACGCCGACGAATGACGCCCGCCTCCAAAGCCCTCGCGATCATCGCCACGGCGCTAGCGACCGCCCTCGCGCCGCCCGCGCGCATTTCGCCGACCGATTGGGCGCGCGCGAACCTCTTGGTGCCGGACGGGCCGCGCGCCGGCGAGAAATGGTCGCCGAGCCTGACGCCATACATCGTCGAGCCGCTCGACCATCTCGGTCACGAAAGCCCGGTCAACGAAATCGCCGTGATGAAATCCGCGCAGACCGGCTTCACGACGCTGCTGATCGCCGCCATAGGCCATTCGATCGACCTCGACCCCTCGCGCATGATGCTGATCCAGCCGACCGACAGCGCGCTCGCCGATTTCAACCGCGAAAAGTTGCAGGTCGCGATCGACCAGAGCCCGGCTTTGCGCGCCAAG